CGAAACGACACCCACATTCATTTTCCAACTACTTCTCCTCAGTATTCTCCTCCAGCTCAGGCAGCCCGCCAACACTGGTCAGCAAGCTCAGAATCCCCGCCAGCACAGAAGAAGACAGCACCAGCTGCCAATTCACATCTCCCATAGCTGCACTTGTGCCGATGGTCGCAGCAGCAGTCTGTGCCACAGTTCTTATGGCGCGGATACCCGCAGCCTTAATCCATTTCTTGAAATCAAACATATCCCATTCCCCATTTCTTCCTATCGATCTATCAAGAACTGCTGGATCTCGTCATAGGAGAACCGCAGCTTGTCGTCAGAATTCCCGTTGATCTCATGCGACAGCATCGCCATCATGGCACGCATCATGATCCGGTTGCCACTCTCCAACTCATTGAGCCGGTCATAGTCCCGCTTCAGCCGTTCCTCATGCTGCTGAACCATCTTTTCCAACGAGGTCACGGGCTGCTTCCTGCGCCGCTTTTCCTCCTGGTAGTTCTTCCAGGCCGTCATAGCAGCGTTGTAAATGAATATCAGAATCAACAGCACGACACCGGCGCCAAGCAACTGCTCAAAGCTCAATGTCTTCAAGTCCTGTACACTCATGTTCATTCACCCCCAAGGAACCACGCCAGGGTTTTCCCTTGTCCGGTGATCGTATTCATATCCACATTTCCGGAGATACCATCTATCTTGCCACGACTCGTATATTGCCAGAGGTCGCAGATATACGCCGGTTTCGTTGAACCTTCAACCTTCCCCGTATTACCGCCGTACCTCGGGATCCACGTAAAGTTGAACTTGGACCGCAGCGAGTCATAGTTGTAGTCATTGTAGTGGTTGTGGGCAACGTAGCATCCGATCCGCTCAACGCCAAGCGCACGCAGCTCCTTGGCAAACGCCTTTATGGCGGCGTTGGTGATCTTGTCCTCTTCGGCATCCATGACGTAGAAAAGCGGATTGTAACCCGACGCATACTTAACGAGCTTCTGCGCCTCGTCCTTCGCCTTCTCGACCGTACCGGCGTAGGAATAGCAGTACACGCCGAACGGTATCTTGCACTCGTTCATCGCTCTGGCGTACTCGTCGAATCTTGTATCCAGGTCCGATCCGCAAGATGCACGAACGATAACAAAGGATACCTTGGATTTCAGCTTGTCGAAATCAATTTTCCCCTGATGGTAGGATATGTCGATGATAGCCCCGTCCACAACGCTCTGTTGCTTGCCATCATCGGTGGGTTCAGAATGGGCATCCTGTCCCTTCGAATCTCTGCTCTGTGGCCAGAAAATAAAAGCCTGCTTCATGCAGCTCTTGAATTTGTCCTGCTTTTGCTTCCTCGGCGCACTGGCTTTGTTCGGATCGTTGGCATAAATATAGCCATCGGAGTCGAACCCAATGGCGGTAATGTAATGACCGCCTGAAGTCCAAAACTTGTTATCGTTGCTGTTCATGCTGCAAACCGCCAGCGCACCCTCAGCCAGCGCAGACTTCAGCGTTTCAACACTCTTGGTCTCGATATACTTCGAGAAACCGTCGTACTGCTTGAACACATACTTGAAGTAGCCCCACGCCGTACCGCTGTCGTAAGTCCTATAGCCGCCCTTGATGGCCAGCTCGCACATCTCCACAGGCGTGATCTTCGGGTCGATCCACGTCGCCATTATCTGCGCCATGGAAGTCGGGCCGCAGCCACTGTTGCCGATTGTCTGTTTGGAAGTATGCGTACTGTACTTCTTGTTTTTCCATTTGCTGTCCCACTGCAAATAGTGAACGCACTTGTTGATTGTCTTGCCCGGCGCAGGTTTGTCATCGTCGTCCGGCTTCTCCGAATCCTTCGTCACAATCAACTTTTTCCACGTCTTCGGGCCACACTTGCCGTCTGCCTCCAGGCCGTTCGCGCTCTGGTATGCGGCTACACCCTGCTTCGTCTTCGTGCCGTATACGCCGTCGACCGTCAGGCCGCCAATCAGTATCTGCACCGCGCAGGTGTACGTGGAGTCCTTGTTCTTGCTCGTCGAACACGTCGGCAGCGTCTCAGCTATTTTTGTCCATGTCTTGGAACCGATAATGCCGTCCGCTGCCAGACCGTTGCCCTTCTGCCATTTGGCAATGAAATCATGCATTTCCTGGGTGAAGGTATCGCCTGCTTCGTTCTTCTTGGCAAACCCCGTCAGGTATGCGGCAACCTTTACATAATCGCCGTTATCCCCCTTCTTAATTGTTGGCAACATCCTCCTCACCGTCCTCATCGTCGGGCGCGATTACTTCGAGCACATTTCCCCTGCCGTCGCGCTCAAGTATGGAATTGTCTTGCCAGTCGGCCGGCTCGTCGCATTCGCGCTCCAAAATCTCTTCCATCATGACTTTCATGATTCACCCTCTCCCTTCCGTAACCAAAGCGGTGAGGTTCCCCATCCCGGTTTGGCGCAATAAAAAACAGGCCAAAGGCCTGCTTGTACTTACTGTTGATCGTTATAGAAACGCATTGACAGATTTGTCTTCTCACATAAAAAATGGGGAGCCTCAGCAGAAGCTCCCCACCCGGTCGCGGGCATCACAAGTTTTCGCGACGCAATCAGTTGGTTTGTCGATTAGCTGAACAGCGCCTCGATCTCCGCAGTAGTCGCAGCCTCGAAATCGCCGGGCTGTACAGCCGTATCAGCCAGATCCAGAGAGGCCTGGACGGTGGCAGCCAGCTTGGCCTTGGTCACATTCGCATCCTTGATCTTGACAGTCTCAACGGCGTCAGTGGCCAGCTCGGTCGCACCGATGCTGCCGGCCACGATGGCGGCGCTGACAACCTTGTTCTGGTCGATGGTCACCTGCACCTGGGCAGCGTTCTGCTGAGCTGTGTAGACGTCCACCAGGTCGGTCACCTTGATGTAGATCTTGTCATTGGTCGCGTTGGCAACGGTCAGCTTGATATAGGTACCGGGCTCAGTAACACCGGAGGGCAGGTTACCGGCGGTATAGGTCTCCACAACACCAGCGGTCACGACCATGTCTGCGGGGATATTGATGGTACCGATCACATTCGCGGCAGCATCGCCACCCTGCTTGATAGTGTAGGTCAGCCCGTTCTGGGAAATGGTCACGGCGCTGGCGGTCTTCGCCGCCAGCTCAGCAGCGTTAGCAACCTCAGCGGCATAGCCGGTGATGGTCGTGGCAGTCGCGCCAGCAGGAATGTCGCCGGCATGCGCCTTGGTCTCCAAAGCGCTCAGGTCGGCTGTGGGCAGGGTCAGCGAGAAGTCAGGGGTAGCACCTTCGGTTGGGTTCTCGGCCTTGTACAGCTTCAGAATGCCATTTTCAATCTTACCATACTTGATGGCCTTGGCGTCAGCGGTGCCAATATACTGTTTAATCAGTTCATCATACTTTTGAAGACCCGCGAGATTCAAATACTTGTTAGCAGCCATTTTGAAATTCCTCCTCGTAATTGTCGTTTTTGTTCTTGGCATATATAAAAAGAGCCATAATGAATGCTCCTTTTATCGGGTTCCGTATTGTAGAAAATCAGGTTCAGTCGAATAGATCGGAGATGTCATCATCGGTGATATAATCGTCTTCGCCGGGCTCATCGCCGCCACCACCACCGCCAGATCCACCGCTGCCTTTATATTCTACCCACTTGTCATCGCCACTCAGCATATAAGTTTTGCCGCTTACCGCCACAGCTCTTGACCCGATACAGCATATAGCGGACTGCGCCAGGTCTTCACTTCCGTTCTTGGAAGATGTAGGCAACATGAAAATGTCGTCAGCACCATCGATAGCGAATAGACAGTATCGTGAAATATGGTCCCTCCTTAATTCCTTTGCGGCCATGACAACCACCTCCACTCTATGAATAAGATTTATTTGCACTACTTTTATTGATAAATAATCATACAAAAATTATAGCATATATAGTGCAACTTGACCATAAAACAGTCGATTTGATCCGTATTTTATTCCATCCGGCTGCACTTGATGTGCCATGAATCCACGTCTTTACTTCACCGGATTCTATATACGGAAGCGAATAATAATCATTAGTGTAACTACTAATCCAAACTAAAGCGCCTCTAATATTTTTCTCATCTGGTACTGCATCTGAAACGTCAATCTCAACAGTTGCCACTCCGTTTTCACTCATTTTAGGGTCCGTGGGATCTATTTTTATACCATAAGCACTTATATAATAATATACTTTAGGATCAATGACGTCATCGACGAGTACCCTATAACTTGTCCCTCCCTGATCGCATTTAAGTATTAAGTCTGACCCGGACCATTGTGCATAGAGAGGAAAACTTGCTCCATATGTACCCTCGGCTTTATTGCTCTTAAAGGTTTCAAGCTGTGAAACACTGGTTGTTTTCTTTAAAGTTGTTGTTGCCATAATTATGGCGCTGGTTTAACAACAGAAGAGGCTATCCACCATGCTATTCCGGTTCATCTTAACTCCAAATCGATATATCTGAAAGTATAAGTATTGGCGGCAGTGCCCACAGCATCGCGTTTTGTGAATAACCACCATGTACCGGGATGTAGAAATACGGTTACCGAATAGACTCCGTTTTCGTTTTCATTGGATTGAGTTGGCATACCACCAGCCATCGATTCGCTGCCATTTACTCCGATTCCGATTGGTCTGCCATTTCCCGACCAACCGCTGACAATATTACCTACATAAACATGGCTTGATGGCACAGTGATCTTAAGTCCTGTTTTTTCCCACGTATTTGCCGCTATTTGTTGATATGTGCCTAACGTCGAGACCTCCAACGAAAACGTTGTATTCTGTTGTTTTATTGTACTTGTTGCCATACTTTATTCGGCAGTAATGAGTGATAAATACGATTAATCAATCATATATGGTATTTGGACAACGATTCTCCCATGCGGAGGATTGCTTGACCATACACTTACATTTCCATTAGATTGCATTTTTACAATAACACCAGTGCCATTTATATTGCCCGCATAATATCTATCGCCGCCACATCTATAGCCTTCCGGTATTTGTAAAAATACTTCATCTACAGTATGATCACGGTCTTGCCCACGAAATGTTATTAAAGCATTCTTACCAACTACTTCAAACGAATCTACATAGCCGCTTGTATCAAGTGGTTTTATAAGTGAATCGCT